ACGCTTTTTTACCTTTTAGGGTTTTATCCCCTGTTCTTGTTGTACGTCTTTTTCTTGTTGTGGTTTTTCGTTTTTTAGTTTGTTTTTTTGGTTTTAATCCTTGGCTTAAGCGTTTATCATTTGCCTTTTGTTTGGCACTTCTTTGACGCTTCTTTTTAGCCATTATGTAACGGAAACCCCTCTAGCCGAATAATATGATCTAGCGGCTGCGCTTAATGATGGCACCGTTGCAGTAGTTCCGCCCGACCAGGTAATAGTTGAAGAAGAAGGTCTATTCACATTTCTGACAGTTTCACCTTCACTTTGTGCTACGGCACTGCTATTAGCAGCACCAGCCACATTCGCATCATAAACTACTGGAACAGTAGCCATTAAATTTCTAACTTCCCAAAACGGTTTAAAAAGACCCACGCCACCTTCACCCACTCCAATTCCTAAATCAGATAAACCAGAACCCAGACTAGATAATGCACTACCAATAGCTGATCCTGTTTCACCTAATGCACCAGCAGAGGCGGAGGCAGATGCTGGTCTACTAAATATATTACCTAAAAAGAGAATTGCAGCACCTACGGCAGCAATTGGGAGGATTTTACCAATAATACCCATGTTTTAACTTAACATACTTGATCATATATGTTTCTAAACTCGAATTTAGAAACATTTAAGATCTACTCTTGAGATCTCAATTTGTGGCATTTAAACTAAAAACGGGAAAAACCATAAACAAGGTTCTAGCTGGTGCTGGCATTGCAAGTTTAGGCGGTTTAATCCTGGGTGCAATAGCACCTACAATAGCAGGCTCTACAATGGGTAAAGCCATCACCACATTAGGAGCTTATGGCATCGGTGGAATCGAATCCGCAGCAGGTGCAATAGCAACCAGTTTCATGGGTAGCAGTTTAACAGCATTTACAGGTCCAACATCCGAAGGCAACGTACAGGTGGATAGTCTCTAATGGCAGTTCCACTGATGCGAAGTTATACGACAACTGGCGCAGCACTTAACGTTTTTACACCTTCAACTGACGATGTCACAGGTTTAACAATTCAACAACTTAATCGAAGTAATACTATTCTTGACTGTGTGAATAATCCAGACCCACCAGGGGCAGCAGCCTATGAAACCAACGTTCTAGTTAACGGTATTCAATCAGGGGTGACAAACTTTTCAGTAGCATCCAGTGCAGCAAGTGCAGGACGGGTTGTGTTCGGACCTATTGGTGTTACAGTTGGTGGACAAGCTGGCGGTAAACAATTATCCTGGCAATCAGGACAAGTCGTTACTGGTGGCGGAATCGCACAATATTCATTTTTGATGAAATACGCTAATTTGTTTTAGGGGGCTTTAATGCCACAAATTATCCTGGGCTATGTTGTCAATGTTATGCCAAAAGACCCAACAGCAGTTTCTACTTATGTTGCTGATATTATCGCAGCAGGTGCAACGGTTACCATTGAATATCCCAGTCAATACAGAGCCATTGCAATTTCAGTTTCAATAAATAATATTGATGCTGTAAATGCATGTCAGTTTTCTGTAAATGGTCAGCCCTTAGTCTCATTAAGTGCTGGTGGTGAAAAAAACATAAACGACCAAAATGTTGTAAGAGTTCAAATTGTAGCTGGTGCTGGTGGTGCAGTTCACGTGCAAGGACAGGTAACACCAATGTATCTTTCTACAGAATCACAACGTTTCAGAACTTCAACGGAGAGAGGATAAAATGGGCTTTTCTGGTGGTGGTTCTAATATTACCAAACCTCATACTCACGATTCTACGATTCTTGAAGATGGAGGTAGCCTAGACATGACAGGCATTACTCAATCGAGCATGTCTAATGGATCACTCACTTATTCGAATGCGGCACACTTGCGAGAGTTAAGCATAGGAACTCCGACACATGTGCTGACCGTATCGGCTGGTAATCTTCCTGTATGGTCAGCAACTGCACCAGGTGGTGCTACCTGTTCAGACAGTTTAACCATATCGGGTCAAACAAATACGCTGTGTAAATGGCTGGAGTTGGGAGCATGACAGAACCCAATGTTTTAGGTAATGTTTCACCCGCAAAATTTTTGTTTGATTCAGGAAATACACAAATAATTAATTTATGGAAACCTGACATTAGCAGTGCGACACAGTCAGCTCATTATCCAGATGCTGCTACCGTAAACGGACAAAACTACCAAATTCCCGTGTCACGCAAATTCTATTTAATGTCCATGACCTTTCCTCTTATTGGCACAGCTACTCACCCTTACATTCAGAAAAATACAACCCCCGACACGGCTACAGGTGGAACAACTTTAGTTCGTTTTCAATTTAACAGCGCAGTAGATAATGAAAGAAACCTTCAACAACCTTTCCCATGTTTTGCAGAGTTTGCGGCAGGTGAGTATGTGACGATCTATGACAATCAAGGCAATACTTATTGGTGGACTGCATGGGGCGTTGAGTGCGACGCTTAAAAAAATGTGGATTAAACTTCAAATCTCAGTTTTGAAGTTTATCAAGTGTTTTGTTGATAGAGGTTAATTCATGTTGTCATGCACCCACTGTTCTACTGCATCGGTACTTGCATCAAACAATACACTTTCAATATCGTATATTATTGAACAGTGACAATTTTTGCAACGAATTTTCAAAACTCTTTCAAGTTCAATATTTCCGCATTTGCATGTTGAGTTAAAGCATTTCAATTTTCTTGACATTTAGAACACAAATCACTTTTTGTATTATTCTTTACGAACTTTTTACATTTAGGATTAGCGCATTGATAACGAATTGAAACAACTTTCAAGTTATCTCTTTTTGTTTGTGCTTCAACTTCATACTGAAAGCTATGCAGTTCTTTTGAGAGTTCGTAGGTCATCCTGTTTCTAGACCCAGGTCTTGTGATGTGTTCATCACACAAAAACAAAATGCTTCATTGGCATTTTTGAATCCTTTAAGGCTTCTAACCTGTTCAGTTAAAGCCCATATGGAAATAGGTAAACTTAGCGTTTTTGACGATTTTATTCCACCTATGTTTCTTCCTGCTTCTTTTGCTACTTTTGATGGTGCTGTTAGGTAATCCAGTCTAATCACCCCCTGTTCCAGTCAATTTTTTTGAAATGAGGGGGTATTGAACGCTAGATTGCATATCGGAGTTCTTATGTGATCGGATATAGCGAGCTGGTTTAGAAGTTATACATCTTTTTTGCCTATGACCAGATGTTAAACCCCTCATTTCACCATTCAATCAAGATCCTAGTATATTAATACACACACTTTATCTTTCTGAACAGGTCAGCACTCAAAATATACTATCTTAACACCAACAGCCACCGCTAATTCCCCCACCACCGCTTTCCACAGCATCATTTGCATTTTATTAGGATAGAAGTCATTAACTATGGTAGTTTTCTATAGGTTTTTGTTAGCTTTTCCGAGCTTAAGGTAGGGGTATTTAGGGTTAAGTTGGGGTAGAAACGCTTAGATCAAAGTAATTATCTTATAATTATGGCATGGAAGAAATTTTATCGTCAGCACTTATCTTGGTGGCGTGTATATCTGGCGGTATTTCCTGCATGTATATTGCTCGGAGTAGGTCTACTACTAACAAACATTCCAGGCAACGCATTAAGGACTATGAGGCTGATATTAAATCTATAAGTGAAATAAGAAAAAGTGATGCGGCAGACTTTAGACAAGAGATTCTACGACTTAAAGGAACCATTAACAAAATGAAACAAGGACCCGACTTTACAGAGAAGGAACTCCAAAACGGAAGCGGGATAGGTGATCTATTATTATCTAAATTTGGATTAGGTAAATATCGCAAATTTTTGCAGCCTTATTTACCACAAATTGAGAAAGCAATTATAGAGAATAAAGATGAAATTATCAACACCATTAAATCAAATAATAAAAAGACCGAACCTGGAACTCAAGCTGAAGGAATACAAACCCTGTAAGACCTGTGCTGATACTGTAGACGGTCATCCACATGGAATTATTAGAACCGTAGACTTTCAGACTAACTCAAATAAACTTGATCCTATTTACAATACATTGGAAGATTGTCCCACATGTCACGGTGAGAAATACATATGGGTTTAGAAATTCCAAGCACTATCTGAAGACTTTTTACGCCTAGATTTAGACTTTTTGCCTTTAAACGCTTTTTTACCTTTTAGGGTTTTATCCCCTGTTCTTGTTGTACGTCTTTTTCTTGTTGTGGTTTTTCGTTTTTTAGTTTGTTTTTTTGGTTTTAATCCTTGGCTTAAGCGTTTATCATTTGCCTTTTGTTTGGCACTTCTTT